GAGATCCGCGCTTTGAGTTCTGGTCACGCATGCTTCTTGACTCGGAGTACGAAAAAGACGGAAAGCTCCACTCCTGTTGGCCCGAGATGTGGCCCCTCAACCGTGCAGACAAACTTGCGCGACCAGATCTTGCGAACCGCATTTCCCTTGAGGAAATCAAAGAACGAATCGGTAATGCTGTCTATCTGGCTGAGTATCGCGGTCGACCCGGTGAGAGCGGTGAGAACTTCTTCCCGCCCCTCATCCGTGAGAACCACGGGTGGTGGATTGAGGACCCGGATCCGTCCTTCGACACTGACCCGGTGACCTCCGATACTAAGATCGCGTGGGGGGAGAAAACCGGAATCAAGGTGATGCCCATCAAGGACTTCCTCTTGAATTCCCTCACCTTCATGGCTGTCGATACGTCGTATACTCATGGTCCTGACTCGGATTATAAGGTAGCAGTTGTCATGGCGGTTAATAGTGACAACTGCCTTTTTGTTTTAGATATGTGGGCAGGCCAGGTCCCCGAGGACCAACTGATCCGAAACGTCTTCCGCTTGGCCGACAAGTGGAAGGTCCCGTCCATCCACCCCGAAGTGGTCCGCGAGTCGGTCAACCTTTACCAGCAACTTGAAACCCTGGTTCGCCAGCGAGCGACCGAGATTACCGGCACCAAACACATGCCGCGAATCATGCCCCTCAAGGTGGGCATGGTCCAGAAGGAAGCCAAGATCTCCGGTCTCCTGTTCCGCTTTGAGCACGGACTCTTAAAGCTCCCCATGTGGAAGCGCATGGACAAGCCGTGGCGGGACCTGTTTGACCAGCTTGAGCAGTTCAACCCCGAGGCCCGTGATGGCGGTCTTGCGCACGACGACCACATCGACGCAGTAGCCATGTCCTCCATGATCTTGAAGTTCCGATTGCCTAAGCGGGGCTTGGGTGTCGAATCCTTGAGGTCCCCCCTCGAGCGATTGAAGGACGGAGAGCGCCATGACAACGGGGTGTCCCTGCTGTCCATGGTTGACTGGAACAGCCTTCCAAGTGAAGATGTGCTTGATATCCTAAGGCCAGAGGAGCCCACGAATGACGGCGAAACCAGAGTCTGATTCCCAGTACGTAACGATCCCATACTTTTTGTATGAGGCAATGGCTCGTGTGTACTACGGACGGGTGAATGGTGACTTTCCCGTGACGCGCCCTATCGCATCGGAGACCCCGGACCCCAAGTTTACGGGCAACTTCACGATGGTTGACGATGACATCCCCGCAACTTGGAAGCCACAGGGCGCAGCCCAGAGGAAACCCAGTGAACACCCGAAGCCCGCTAAGTCTTCCAAGTAAGCCCGCCGATATTGCCAAGTTCATGCGCATGCACGTGGACCGTGAGCGCGTGCGCTACAACTATCGCCGCTCCATGTGGCTGCTGGCGTGGCACTACCTGAACGGAGCTCGACGCTTCGACATCTTTGACCCGCTCACTGGCCGCCTTTCCCCCCACTATCTGGACCGCGAAGGCAACATGGAGTTCCAGTCGCAGGACCTCCTCTCCATGATTGATCGCACGGTGGCGCGCATCGCCACCATGGACCTCCGTCCCAAGATCCTGCGCCAAGGCACCAGTCTGCGCATGATCCGCGAGCGTTCCAGCGCACAGATCATTGCCGACTCGCTGGTCTCTGACCACCAGCTGTCCCAGGTCACCTCCGACTTTGCCCACATCTTTGCAACCCTCGGTTGCTGCGGAATCATGGGGCACCTCACCGATGTCCCCACCGTCGGCCTTACTGCCGATCTTGAAGTGGTGCACCCCCGTGAGGTGTTTCCATTCCCCGCCCTTCACCAGGACCACACCAAGCAGAGCGGCATTATCCGCCAGCGCGTGGTACCCATCGACCTGCTTGCCTCGAAGTTTGGCAAGATCTCCGAGAAGAAGAAGAACCAGATGGAGTGGTGGAAGGTTGACCACGGCGACGTGACCACCGACCTTGGCCTTGACGAGCCCGGCTCGTACATGCGCAACCCCTTCAACAACAGTGGCATCACCACCGGCGCTTCGGAAGGCACCGACGTGGTGAACGAAGTGGCCCGCATCCGCGAGCTGTGGATCAACGGCCCACGCGACACGTGCGTCCGCTACGTTGTGTCCAGCGGTAACGAGATCCTCGTCGACGAGTCCTACGACGACGCGGCGATGTACTGCCCCCTCGGCTGGGCCCGCTTCATGGATACCGGCACCTTCTACGGCGCCGGCATGTTCGACCTTCTGTTCGGTATCTGCCGACAGGCCGAGCACATGATGAAGAGCCTCTTCAACAACATCCGCGATACCGATCGCTACGGCGTGCTCGTGCTGCCACAGGGCTCTATGAACGAGCGCACTCTCCTGAAGGACGTGGGCCGTGGTCTCCGCGTGATGACCTACACCCCCGATCCGCTGAACGAGAACTTCAAGCCATTCCCGATCCAGCCGTGGAACGCAGGCGATGCCCCCGGTAAGGTGGCCCAGTTTGCCCGCGAAGTGATGCAGCAGATCAGCCCCGTCCAGGATCTCCTCCAAGAGAAGGGTCGCGTCGACAGCGCTCCCGGCCTGCAGTTCCTTGACGAGCAGATCACCAAGGCCATGACCAACCCAGCAATGGGTATCCAGCGCGCCTTCGGCAACATGTACCGCTCGCTCACCGCACAGGCCGTGGCCGAGATCGTCAAGTTCCCCCGCACGGTCCCCGTCAACTACGTCACCCTAGACCTCGCGGGTGCAGTGCTGGACATCGACAAGTCGACGGTGTCATTTGACCAGAACCCACTGCCGCAGGTGGGCTACCTCACCTTCGGCGTGAAGCAGGTCAACCCCCGTAGCGACGTGGCCCGCAAGGAGGAAGCAATGGCTCTCCTCAAAACTGGCCTCACAGACCCCACCGGCCTGAAGATCTTTGCCCTTAAGGAGGGTCTGGACTTCGCCATGTGGATGGATGAGGAGAAGGGTGCGTACGAGTCAGTCGTGCAGAACATCCTCCTCCTCTACGGCAACGGTGAGGACCCCGGCCAGATCGTGCTTACCCAGCACATGACCCGACCGGACATTCAGATGCGCGTGCTTAGCGGCTTCATGACCAGCCCCATCCTTGCGGCAGCCAGTGCTGAAGTGCAGGATGAGTTCCGCAAGTTCCGAGACACGATGCTGCAGTTCATGGGCCAGACCCTGCCGCAGCAGATCCCGACACCTGATGAGGCCGCAGCAATGGGTATGCAGCCTCAGCAGCCTGGAATGATGCCCCCCAACGTGGGGGGACAGATGCCCGGAATGCCCATGTAAGGAATGACGCCTAATGGCCGACGAGACACAGGACAACACCGCAGACACTACACCCGCACCCGAGACCGCCAAGCCCGCTCTTGACCTCGACTCCACCGTCCGCGTGGGGGGACAGGACGTTTCCATCAAGGAGTTGGTGGACGCCCGAGAGAACCTGGAGTACCTGCGTCAGGACTACAGCAAGCTTGTTTCGTTCCGCGACGCCACTTCCAAGGTGATGCGTCCGGATGTGGATCCTTCTGTCAAGGAGCAGGCTGCTCGTCAGCTGCTGGTTGACATGGGGTATCAGGGTGAAGAAGTGGACAACTACGTCAATGACTGGATGCAGTCTCAGCAAGGAGCAACAAACGTGAACGAGAATGTGGATACAACCCCGGAAGGTGATGACGATGACGGCAGCGCAGAGCAGGTGGCCAACGCCATCATGCAGGCCCAGCAGGAAGCGCAGTCTGCCCGTGAGCAGCTGGACCGCATGCGTGCTGAGCAGCTGAACGGTCGCATGAATTCGCAGATCGTCGTGGGCCTTGATTTGAACAGGGACGCCCGTACGATGTTGAGCAAGCTCGAGGAGATCAACGGAAAGGAAGCCGTTGCAAATGCTCGTAATGCTTTTGAGCGTGACATCCGCCAGCAGGCGATGGACAATCTCAAGGCGCGACGTGCGGCTGCAGGGACTTTCGAAGAAGCGTGGGTCACTGAAGAGGCAGCAAGGGCGACTGACCAAGTCCTTGCGAAGTACCGCTCGGTAATCGGCGACCCCAACCGCTTGGGACGGGCCCCGGAAACAGACAGCAGTGCAAGTGCGTTTGCTAACCGTAAGCCCGTCTCGGCTCCAACGTGGAAGCCGGGTATGAGTACTGGCGACATTGAAACTGCTCTGAATGCGTACAACACAGACGCACTGAGCCGTTTGGCCGCTGGGCTTGACACGGGATCTGACGGTCGCGTCTGATTCTTCAACCCCGTTTACAAGGAAACTGAAACATGGCATTTGCTCCTACAAATTCACTCTTCGACCGGCATAGCCAGCAGCTCGAAGAGCTGATCAACAAGAACGTCGACACGCTGCTGCCGACCCTCGATCCCGCTTGGCGCGACACCGTCGTGACCTCGCAGGGCGTGGGCCCCGCTTCGGCGATTGGTCGTGACATGAAGATCCTGAAGCTGTATCGCGGCGGTCTGACCGGCGTGATCGACCAGGGCGCACAGGCAGGCGACTTTGCCCTGTACGGCGATGCAACCACGGCTGTCGGCTCGAAGCTGTACACCCAGAGTGCAACGCAGACCTGGCCCGATGCTCTGCAGGGTCCGGCCATCAACAGCTACCGCCTCGGTATCGGCATGCGCTCCATGCTGACCAACCTTGCGGTCACCATGGGCGAGATGCAGGCGGAAGCCACCCCGGCTTTCATCGGCGACATCATTGCTCCGAAGCTGAAGGGTTTTGCTCAGAACCTGTCGCACACCCTGTGTAACTACTGGTACACCAGTCAGAACACGGGCTACGCGCTGTCCTCGGCGTCCTTCATCTTCCCGGCCATCACCGCTACTGCGGGTGCGGTTGCTTCTGTCACCTTCACGCCACTTAACTACGCTATCGACCGTTTCTACGTCGGTCAGCGTCTGGACGTGATCAAGGACAGCAGCAGCGCCCCCGGCACTGCCAACACGGATCGTCGTAACGACGAACTCCATGCAAGTACCCCCACTGTGTCGACCCGTCTGAACTGCTTCGTGTCTGCCGTTGACGAGCTGAAGGCCACTGTGACCATCAGCATCGTGAGCAAGGGCACTGCAGTGACTGTGGACGGTTCGGCCCAGACGTACTGGCTGTGCTACGCCAACAGCAAGCTGCAGGGCGGCAATGCTTTCACCGGCATCGCAGGTATCAACAGCTGGCTGAAGTTTGGCGACACCAACGGTTCCAGCTATAACGCTGCGAACACGCTGCTGGGTGCGGAGTATGACACCGGCAACTACATCAACGTGAACGTGCACCCTGAGTTCAAGTCTTTCGGTGTCAGCAGCGTTGGTACCCTGACTGAGCACAAGCTCCGTCAGTACATCCGTCGCTTCCATGCTGCAAAGAACAAGTACGGCCAGACGATCGACTGCCTCATCGCCAGCGATGGCGTGTGGCTGAGCTACGAAGCTCAGAAGATCGGCCAGTACACCCTGGAGCGTCAGGGCAAGCTCTCGAACGTGAACAGCGAAGGCTCCGATCAGGGCTTCAAGTTCACCTTCGAAGGCCGCACCTACAACGGCTACACCTCGACCTACATCGAGGACGGCGTGGTCTACGGCATCAAGAAGGGCGGTTCCAACTGGAAGCGCTACGTGCCGCCGGATCCAAAGGGCGTGCAGAAGTTCAGCGAAGCCGACAGCTTCATTCCGTTCAACTTCGTGGTCCCGGCCCTCACCGGCACGGCTACCACCAAGTTCCCCATCCTGAGTGGTGGTCTGATGACGGAAGCCATGCAGATGCCGGGCATGCTGCGTATGCAGCTCGTGCCTGACCAGGCTGCTGGTATGCGACTCAGTGGCGTTACGACCGACCGCGTCTGGTCGGCCACGTAATAGGCTCCTGTTAAGGGCTGCGGTGCCCTTGGCGTCTCACGGGGGGTGGACTTCGGTCCACCCCCTAGGGACACGCCGCTCACCGTACAGGAGACGTCATGCCTACCCGCATCGCAGCAATCAGCTGTACCCACGCTCCCTTCACTCCCCCGAACGTCCACCACTGGCTGCTCGAAACCCTGTCCGCTCTGGATGGGGTTTCTCACTTTGTACACCTGGGCGACATCTTCGAGGCCTCTGCCGCTTCCGTACACCCCGACGAGCACGATCACACCCTCCTTGACGAGTACCGACACGCCGCGGCCTTCCTCGCCTCCATCCGATCTGTCCTTCCTACAAGGACACATTTCCACGCCATCATGGGAAACCACGATGACAACCTTCGCTCCCAGGACCCGCGCCGCATTCCTAAGGCCCTGCGAGACGTGGCCGATTTTATGCGCACGGAGCCCTTTGCGTCCGAAGCCAAGAACTGGCACTGGACCCCATACCGCAAGGACAAGCGCGGCTGCCTTGAGATCGGCCCCGTCGTCCTTACCCACGGTTTCGACGTCGGCCAGAACTCCGACGAACTCGAGTGCCTCCAGTTCATGAACCTAACCGGTGGCGACGCACACCGCCTGTTTGTCCGTGGCCACACCCACCGTCCGGTTCCCCCCACGCAGTGCCTCCGCACCCGTTCCATTCCCCTTCCGTACTGGTACATGAACGCGGGAACCTGCGGACCCCTCAACCCCGGCTGGATGAGCCGCCGCGACACTTCAATGTGGGGGGCGAGCATTGCCGTAATTGACTTGGTCCGCGACCCCTCACATCGGAATCGAGGCCGCCAATGGGAAGCTCAGTTGATCCGAATGGACGCCTGATCTACAAGGTCAAGATCAACGGTCGCCGGTGGCGAATCCGCCTCAACGAAGCAGCCGCCATGGGCAAGGACTGGGGCCGATGCTGGGAACCCCGTAGACCGGGCCGGCATCCCCTCATCGAAATCCGCCGTTCTCTTAGTGAGCCCAACTTTCTAGACACGGTCATTCACGAGGTCTTGCACGCAGCTCGTCCGGAGCTAGAAGAGACTGCAGTGGATCAGACGGCAACATCAATTGCTAGGGCTCTTTACCAGATGGGATGGCGACGTAAACTGGACTAACCATGCAAGAGCCGCTAAGCCCACAAGATCGTAAGTTCCGACGCAACGCTAAAGAGTGGAGTGTTGCTGACTTCCTTGGCACAGGTAAACAGGGAGCTGAGCAGGTTGCGTATATCCAGCAGTTGCTTAACCCCAGTGATCCTTCAATGCTGAACAAGCTGGTCAGCCTCTTGCAGAATCGAAAGGTTAAGTCCAGCAAGGTTTCTCAGATGCTCAAGGCCCGTGGCGGCGTTGATCTTGCAAAGTTTAGAAAGGCTTGACCATGGCAGACACAAACGAAGAAGACGGCAAGTACGACTCGTCTAATGACAACCCCCTGAACAAGCTGATGCCCAAGGGCCCAGCCAAGAGTTCCGGTGGTGGCAAGTCGTTCCTTGCCAAGCTCATGGAGTGCCAGCAGTCCCTGGCCATTCTCCATTGGAAGACCACTTCGTACGCTGAGCACAAGGCTCTGGGGCATGCTTACGAGGAGCTGGCAGAGAAGATTGACGGCTTTATTGAGAGCTTCATTGGTGTCAAGGGTCGTGAGATCCTCAACAGCGTCACCACTCTGTCGATCATGAATGACGTGAAGTCCGTGCTGATGGCCGTTGAGAACGTGCTTCGCAAGGACATCCCCTCTGCTGTGGGCGATAAGGAAACTTCGCTCCTGAACCTCCGCGACGAGATGTTGGATCTCGTGCAACACACCCGTTACCTCCTTACCCTGAGTTGATCTATGCCCAATATGCCTAAGCCCAAAACATCCGCCTCGTCTATTGCCAAGAAGCTTGTCAAGCAAGGCAACCCTAAGTTTGTTGGCCCCATGTCAAATAGGGCCCTTACTGCCCAAGAGATGAAGTATGAAGAGGAGGCCCGCTCTCTTCGCATGCCTCGGGAAAAGAGTGGGCAAGGCGCCTTGCCGGAAAAGAGGACGAGTAGACAAGTTCCAAGAGCTGAAACGCGTGTTCAAACCTTGGGTTTTAGAGGCGGCCTCACTAAGAAGTTTAAGGGGACTTTTGGCACCAACGACAACCCAATGACAATGGGCGAACTAAAGGCGGCCATTAATAGGTTGCCTGAGGCTTCTCGCAAGAAGCTTCGAAGTGCGTTGGCTGCCGGACTTGGTGAGGCTCGAATTCCCTTCTAAGACATGGCGGACAAGCCCAAGTTCCAGTTCAAGGCCAAGCACAAGAATCCCATGGGGGGACTTAGTGAACTTGGCCGCAGTGCCTACAACAAGGCCACTGGTGGCAACTTGAAGCCTCCCCAGCCCGAAGGTGGTTCTCGCCGCAACTCTTTCTGTGCCCGCATGCGCGGCATGAAGAAGAAGCTGACGAGCGCCAAGACTGCTAACGATCCCAACTCCCGCATCAACAAGAGCCTTCGGGCATGGAAGTGCTAAGTGGCAAAGGACGCCTGTTACAACAAGGTGATGGCGTCTTATGGCAAGTGGTCTGCGCGTGCAGCACAGGCCACCGCTAAGTGCCGCAAGGCGAAGGGCCAGGTCCGCAAGACTGAGGCCGGCGCGAACCTGAAGCGCTGGGGTGCTGAGAAGTGGGTGGACACCAAAAGCGGCAAGGCTTGTGGTGCAGGCGGAAGCAATGAGTATTGCCGACCCTCCAAGCGTGTAAGCGGCAAGACTCCCGTTACCCGCGGCGAGATGAGCAGCTCCCAGTTGGCGGCCAAGAAAGCTGAGAAGTCTCGTGTTGGAATGCAGGGCGCATCGGGTCCCAAGGTGAAATCTGTGCGAAGGAACCCCCTTCGCTCCCTTGGAGGACTTAGCCGTGGCTAAGAACTGGATTGGCAAGGTCGCTGCCGGCATCAAGAAGCGGGGCACTGAGGGTGTGTGCACCGGCGGAAAGTTTGGGAGTCCCTCCTGTCCACCCGGCTCAAAGCGCTACAATCTTGCTGTGACCTTCAAGAAGATGGCACGCAGCAGGAGCAAGTAATGAGCGAAGAGACCGCACCGCTTGACATTGAAATTATCTACGACCCGGTTGCAGAGGCGCACCACGAGGGCCTTGTGCTGGATGCTACTCGCCATCGGGTTATGCTTGATAGCGAGTTCGTCCTGTGGCTTCGCCGGCACTACAAGCGCCCCACGCTCTTTGAGTACCACCACCTGGAATCAGACAACATCGTGCTGTGCGACTGGCTGATACGTGGCAAGGTAGCCCAAGAACTGGAAGCGTACCCCCACGATGAGCGACCTAGCCGTGGCTTCCTTGATGCTCGCATCATTCTGTGTGACAAGGGTGCCGAGGGCATCAAGCGCAAGATGCGCCGGGCTGCTGAAGAGCGGCAGGCT